TTGACGAGATTGACCGGCGTGGTCGCCGACACGAACGACACGATGTCGCCAGCGTTCAGCGTGGTCTGGCCGGATTCCCAGCCCGTGGTGGTGATGGTCGATCCGCTCTGGCCGGCACTGACGACTGGGTTGCCGGTGAAGGACGAGCCCAACGTGCCGACGGTCTGCACGTAGATGTTCTGATCCATCCACCATTCCGCGCCGATGGTGCGTCCCATCCCGCCCGACAGATACTGCTCTTTGATTTCCGAGGCTGACTGGAACAAGCCTTTGAGGTTGTCCATCAGCGAGGCGTCGGCTGCTGGATTGTTGATGACTTCGCGCTTGCCGTCCATCGGGCAGGCGTTGGAGTCAAGGCGCGTCTTCGCCGACAGGTAGGTCGTCAGCGACGAGGGCGTGGTGCCAGGGACGCCGACGAAGTTGTTCAGGCCCTGCGCCAGCGAACACACGTCCTGATCGATCAAGTTCGCGAGGCGTGCGATCTGCGGCACCAGAATCCGTTCGCGATAGTCATCGATGCGCAGCATGAGATCCTGCGACGTGACCTGCGTGTCCACGCCACGCTGATAGGCCAGCGTGAGCGGCACGAACTGTTCGGTGATGCCTTCGATCGAGACCGCCTGACCGAGACGGCCGATGAACCGCGGCGGCTTGCGGATGCTCAGCGTCTGGCCGAGCACTGCGCCGCCGAATTCAAACTGATCCGAGTATTGCCGATTGATGATGCGAGCTGCAGCGTCGGTGTTTTCGAGAACCTTCAGCGCGTTGTAGGTGATGATGTTATTGGTGAGAAGCGAATTTGCCATACGGTCCCCAATTCGGGACCGCAATCGCTACATCAGTGCTTCCATCCGTGCTCAGCATTGAAGGCAGACGAAAACGCTTCGTAACTGCCGCCACTGTTCGCGATGTCAGCCGATGATGTGCGTGCGGTTCGCGACCCGCCACCCACCGGCTGAGGGGGAGCAGGAGCATTGGTCGTGCGAACCGCAGCAGGCGTCGAGGCCGGTCGTTGGGCGACAGCTTCTGTGCGGGGTATGTCCGACACGTTCAGCGTCGCGAGACGCACACCAAGCATGACGGGATCGGTTTCCTTCGCCACAGCTTGAAGCGTTTCGCGATCTTTCGCGAGGGCATACAAAAGGCGCTCGGCGTTCGGCATCTTCAGAATCGCATCCTGATGGGACGGCGACAAGATGATGTCATCGACCGTGGCGAGCGTGGTATCGAAGTCAGGATAGGCCGCACGACCGGCAGTAAACACGGACTGCGCATGATCGATGCGGGTGCGAGAGGCCCGATCGGCTTCGATACCGGCTTGCAATCGGGCGTCGAATGTTTGGAACAGCGCGGCTTCGCGCTGCTCGAATTGCCAACTGCCCAAGTCCTCAAAATATTCGGACAGGGTTTTGTATTTCGTGCCGATGTCTGACTCGAGTGGCTTTGGCCGTGTCGGTTGCGCTGCGGCCGGTTGCGTTGTCGCCGGTGGCTGCACGCGCTCGGCTGGTGGCTGAGCAGATGGCGCACTGATCTGTTGCGCTTTGAGCGTGCGGAGTTCGGCTTCGGCGGCTTCGGCGCGTCGAGTCGCTTCTTCGCGTTCGTGGGTGAGTTGCGCGAATCGTTTCTGACCGCGTGATGGCTTCGCACCCTCGGCGACTGGCTGCGACGGCGGTGTCTCGATCGCTTCGACAGATTCCACGTCGTGCGCACCAGCGCCGGTCATGACGATGCCGCTCGGCATCTCTACCGACGTCTGATCGCCGAGGTCCGCCGGAGTCTGTTCGAGAACGTCGTCAGCCATGTTTAGCCGTGGTGCTCGTTCTTGTGAAAGCCGTCATGATGCAGCATCGGATGATCGGGATGCAGCCCGTGTCCCGCGTGCGGCACGAAGCCGTGCGAACCGCTTGCGGTGTGTCCGTGCTTGGAGACGTGATGGCCGCCGGAATGGTCGGCGTGCGGTTCCGATCCTTCGTGCGGCGACATCATCGGCGGTTCTTTCTGGTGCATGGATGACTTCATTTGCTCACCTTGATGCTCGGCCAGTCGCGCTTCACTTTGGCGCGCACTTTGGACTTGAGCGATGGAGTGCCGTTCTGAGAAACGCGCGACAAGGCGTTGCGTGCGCGCTTGATGGTGTCGTCGGGATACGTGCGACCAGGCCCCGCGAATTCGGAGAGCGGTAATGACTTCCGTTTCGCGGCGGTGATGTGACTCATCGCGACTTCTTCGGATGCAAATACGCGCCGAGATTTTTGTGCGGATGCTGATTGACGTGCTGCGGCTTGCCACGTTCGCTGCCGGCGGCAAAGTCGTGCATCTGCTCGTGTGTCATGGATTGCCGGATCTTCCGCGCCATCGTAAAATCGGCACCATGCTCGGCTGCGCCCATAAGTCGTTGCTGTGCGCGTGACTTGGCTGGCATGGTTCTTTAGCGGTTCACTATACGCTTCCCGCTGAGGTTTGTCCACCAGGTTCCAGCCTCGCCAGCGCCTTGCCCTTCGCTTTGTAAAAGAAATCACTGCACCACAGTCGGTCGACGCGTGCCCCATAGTGGCTGATGATGTAGGGCACTTGGCAGTCGCCGGAGTGCTCGTCAATCGGCCGATAGTGGACGCAAATCCCGCAGTAGCGTTCCTCGGTTTTGTCCCGGTCCAAGACTTCATGAACCGGAATGTTCATGCGCCGACTCCGGCCGGTTCTGGTTGCGGTTGCGCGGCAATCTGCTGAAGCTGTTGCTGATGTTCCTGCGCCGACTGCTGCAGCGTCTGTGCGTGCTCCAACTGCGATTGCCGGAAGTCGTGGTAGGCCTTCTGCGCCGTCAAGAGCCGCTCGTTCCACGCTTCAATCTGCGTGGCAGCGAACTGCAAGTGCGCTTCGTCTTGCGCTTGTCCCGCTTCTTTGGCGGCGGTGATGTGCGCGATGAGAATTTTCGCCGCATTGTTGATGTTCGCCAGATGGTATTCCTTGTTTTCGATGACGCGCTCTTTCGCCATCTGGAAGTTCGCCTTGACTTGTTCGGTGTCGATGATCTGCTTCTGCTGCTGAATCACCTGTCCCATCTGCATCATCTGCGCTTGCGCGGCTGGCGGCAGTTGGCCTTGCTGCGGATTGATGGCGGCTTGCAGCGGCGGCGGTAACGCGCGTTCGATGATACCTGCAATCTTCTCGGAGTTGGAGAAGTCCAGATTCCGAATGTATTCCGGGATGACGGCGCCTTGGAGTTCCGGCGGCAAGTGCGGAATGATCTCGCCGAGTGCGGCCGATTCTTCCTGATCCTTTGTCGTCTTGTCGCGTCCAACGGTGACGGTCACACCATAGCGCATCGTGGAGAAGTCGTGAATCTTCGCCGCACCATTGAACACTTTCGCGAGGCCAATGTCGGTCACAGGTTCGCCCGTCTGCGGACTGACGACTGGCTGTGGTGCGCCCTGCGCGTCGGTCGTATACGGCTGTCCGAGCATCACATGCTGCGCATCCGTCTCGCCGAGGATCTGCAAGACGCGCCCTGGTCGGTCCAGAATCGTCGGCGCAATCTCGAGCATCAAGTCGGCCGCATATGTCATCGCGCGTTTCACGTTGTCCAAGTAACTGGACTGTGTGAAGTCGGACTTGTTCTGCAACGCTTCGATGGCTGACCCGCTGCGCTCGCGCGGATTGGAGTTGCCGAGTGACGGGTCGAACGTATTCGTGGTGAACTTGATCGCTTCTTCGGAGGCGCCCATCAACTGCACGAAGGCCTGAATTGGTTGCTCCGCGACGTTGCGCGTGGGCGGCGGCACAGGCGCTCCGAGCAATGACGTTGGCACATACGTGAGGAAGGCAAAGTTCGTCGTGTTCGCCATCTGCCATTGGGCTTTGTATTGCCCGAGTTGGCCTTCGGCAACGATGAACGGGGCCTTCGGTGCGAGTGCGGCGACTTCGATCGCGGCGGAATACGAGTAGTTCAGCATCCGCTGCGGGTCCATCGCTGGCTGAATCACTCCACGCAGAATCGTCTTGCCGTCCACGTCGAATTCTTCACCAAGCACCGCGACGAAGGGAATGCGCGTTCCCGCCCACTCCGTCTTCTCGAGCACTTCCGCTGCAGTGATTAAGTAGCAGGTGACTTTCGGCGTGAACTTTTTCCGCTCGCGTCGGATGTCAGTCGGTCCATCGCCTTTCTTCGCACCGCTTGGAATGTCCTCGCCTTCATAGGCCTTCCCATTGTTCAACTCCACGACGCGCACTTCCTGCTGTTCAACTTTCCAGTAGTTCGCGATCCGCACTGACTCGCCGGTGATCCATCCGCCGCTGTCGCCGGTCGTATGCCACGGCGCAAGTGTGGTGTAGTGACCCTCGCCGTAGCGTGCGATGAATTCGTCTTTTGCTAAGTCCTCGGTTTTGAGGAGCCAGCGCATTCCGCGCTGTGTCGAATTCCGCCGCGGATACCACGTCTGCGCGAAGGGATCGGGATACACACAGAGCGAGTTCTTGACTTTGATGAGCCGCGCATCCTGGTCGAAGGGAAATTCCGGATCGTCATCGCAATACTCAGTGCAGAGTTCGAACCAGCCGAGCCCACCTTCCGCCGCCGAGTCTGCCGCCCACTCGATGGGTTCTTCGGAGGCCGCATCGTTTTTCACGCGCCGCATCCAGCCCTTGAGGACATCGGCCGTGTCTTTGTTCGCACCCGATCCGTTCGGCAGCACGTCGAATCCGAAATCCGACTGCTTGACCATGTTTGACACTTGCCGTGTCGGTCCGGAGACGCGATCGATGGTCAAACATGGACGGGCCGGCTGCGCGGCGACTCCGACGATCGCTGGTGCGCCTTGCCGCTGTTCGCGCACTTGTTCGGGCCACTGATTGCCGGCGCGGAAATTCTTCGCGGCGATGATCGACTTCCGCATCGCCTCGTTCATTTCCGAGGATTGCTCAAAGCACTCGAGGGCTTCTGCGCAGATGGGGTCCGAACCGTTTTTGTAGGCTTGGTCTTTCAGGTTGACACGAACGTAGCCGGTGAGTTCCTTCCCGTCGGCGTCGTAAGACTTCGGGCCGGCCATCAGTGACGAGTCTTGGAATGGAATTCCCGAATCAGCCGAGTCTGGTCATCGTGAATTCGCTGCGCCATCGTCTGTGCTTC